AGGTTACAAGCCACATGACAAACAGAGAGAGATTCATGATGCCATCAACCATGGCCATGAGAAGTATTATGCTCTCAACATTGGAAGGCAGTTTGGCAAGACATTGCTTGGAATCAATCAACTACTTTGGTGGGCTATCAATGATAAAGGTTGCCGCATAGCTTGGGTAACTCCAGTTTATAAGCAAGGCAAGAAAGTTTTTGCTGATCTTGAGAGAGCAGTTGCCAAGAGTGGCTTGTTTAATTTCAATCGGTCAGATTTATTGGTGAATGGCTTTGGCTCAACAATTGAATTCTTTTCAGGTGAGAGACCAGATAATATCAGAGGTAATACCTTTGACTATATGGTTGTGGATGAGATGGCATTCACAAGACCAGAGCTGTGGGATGAGGTATTGAGTGCAACTGTTCTGGTCAAAGGAAAGAAAGTAATATTCATCTCAACACCAAAAGGCAAGAATCATTTCCATAGGTTGTGCATGCAACCAAACTATGATGACAGATATGCTTACTTTCACTATTCATCCTATGACAATCCAATGATTGATCCAAGAGAATTGGATGAGAGAAAGAGGTCACTCCCAGATCATGTATTCAGACAGGAGTACTTAGCTGAGTTCATTGACAATGCATCTGGTATATTCAAGAATGTTCATGAGTGCATTGGCACAGGGACCAAGACTCCAAAGATGTTTGCTGGTCTTGACATTGGTCGAGCTGATGACTACACTGTGCTCACTATCCTCAACCAAGATGGTCAGATGGTGACAGCTCACAGATGGAGGCATGATGAGTGGACCAGGATCATTGACAAGGTAGCTGAGTTGATTAAGCAATACAATGCTGTGACATTGGTTGAGGTAAACAATCAAGGTGATGTGTTCTTTGAAATGCTCCAGGCAAGATGCAAGAATCTAATCCATCCATTTGTTACAAGCTCCAAAACAAAGCCAATCATCATTGAGGATCTTGCTGTGGCATTCGAGCAACAATCTATCTCAATTGTCAATGAGCAATGGTTGATAGATGAACTTGATAATTTTTCCTATATTTACAATCCAAACACCAGGAATGTGAGTTATTCTGCACCAGCTGGATTGCATGATGATGGAGTGATGTCAACAGCATTGGCTTGGCATAGCAGAAAGGAATTCACAAACCGAGGAAGATATATGGCTTTGAGAGTATGAAACAACTTGATATAAAACTACCAACAACACTATCAGCATGCAGCCCTGAACAGATGACCAGGTGGCTCATGATGGCTGAGGCAATGAAGGAACAAAAGGATGACATTACTCAATTGCTAATCTTCCAATGTCAGTTGCTTAGCTTATTCAGTGGAGAGTCAATCAACAAGATCAAGCGAGCTGATATTGAATCCATCCAAGTTGCTGCCAACCATTTGCTCCAGTTGTTGATCACTTATAAATACCAGGAGCCACAGTCAGAGATTGAGGTGAATGGCAAGGTGTATTGCTTTGAGAAAAACTTTGGTCATGTCTCAACTGGTCAGATCATTGACTTGAAACTTATTGAGGATATCAGTCAAGATCCATGTCAAGCATTGGCAATCATGTATGTTGAGAAGGGCATGGAGTATTGTCAGGAGGATGACAGAGGCAGAGTGTTGAATCCTAATGATAACAGATACAAGGAATTCAAAGAAAACTTTCCAGGTGATGAGTTCTTAAATTTTTTCAGTTTTTTTTTGGACTTATCGGACAAGCGGAGGCTCGCTATATTAGGGATACAGATGGCGAGGCAGAGGATGGAAATGATGATGATGGAGCAGGACTTAAAGATTCAGAGTGGTTCAGTTGGACCACTATCATTCATAGACTATCCAAAGAAATGGGATTCAGTGTGGCAAAGGTTACACAACAGCCTTATGTGACAACACTATTCTGGATGAACTATTTTAGGATAGTGGATGAGAACGAACAAAAACGCATATTAAGAAATGGCTGAGTTTGATTTTCTTGAGGATTTTGGAATAACTACTCAGGATGCTGAGCAGCCACAGAATGCTTATGATAGGTTTATCATTGGCCTTTCAAATCAACTTGCTGAGGAGTTCAGGGATTACACAAAGAGAGTTGCTCAAAATACTGGAGCATTGGCAGCATCAATCATTCCAGTACCAACTGGACAGCTGTCATTCAGATTAGAGGCTGAGGATTATTTTCCATTTGTTGATGAGGGAGTTAATGCTGTTGGCACCAACAACTATGGTAGCCAATTCTCATTCAACTATCCTGGAGTATCTCACAACATGGCAACAGCCATCAGCCAGTGGAAAGGACTTGACATGTCGCATGCTTATGCTGTGGCATCCAACATAAAGCAAAGAGGATTGGAACCAAAGAGGATCACTGAGAATGTCATCACTGATCAAGTCCTTGAGAGGATTGGAAATGATTTGGCAGAGCTCACTGGTTTAATGTTTGAAATAAATTTTACAAAGAATGGCAGTAACAATATATGATGAGCCACAACTCATTGCACCAGCTGGGAATCCATTGGTGTTCACATTCAGCAGCAATCAGACTGCACAACCGAATTTCAGTTTTATTGTTGAGGTTTATATTGATAGCACATTGAGATTGACTCAAGAGGTCTTCAGGCAATTTAATACTCTTGGCAGAATTGATGTATCTGAAGCTGTTCAAAGTGTGATAAGAAATCCAGAAATCACAACTGATCTTGAGTTTGATGCAACCAATTCAATGGTCACATATGCTATCATTGTCTATGAAAAGTATGGATCAACTCCGACAATTCAAGCCAGTGATACAAGCACAACATTGAAAGCATTCAATGCAGTTCTTGAATATCCACAATGGAGAGTATGGGATTTTGAAATCTATGATCCTAATTTAACTCAGGATGCAGTATTCTTGACTAACTTTCCAACAACATCCAGAGCTTTATGTGGAATGGATGAGAATTTTTATCTCGGATATTTTGAACAGACTGGAGTTGTTCCAGTTGTTTTGAATGTATTTTTGTTAGATATCCAAGGCAATACAATTGCAAGTGATAACTTATCAATTACATCATCTGAATTCAACATCTTGAATGTTGGTCCACAGGTGATCATTGCAAATTCAAGCATAACTCAGATTGATTTTGATGATTGCTACAAATATGAGGTAGCTATTGATGTGAGTGGTGTTTCATTTGTTGGACCATTTATAATTTACATGGATACTGATTGCAAGAGATATGACACATATAGATTGCATTGGTTGAATAAGCTTGGATCATGGGATTCATTCACCTTTGCTTTGGTATCAACTGAATCAGCAACTGTTCAGGCATTTGACTACCAGAGAGATCCTGGAGTATGGGATGGCACAAGCTACACATATCCACTGTATTCTGGTCAAAAGATTCACTATGCTAAGACAAAGAGCAAGCAATTGATTTTGAATTCAGACTGGATATCAGAGGCAGTTCAGAATTGGCTTGTTGATTCATTGTTTGATTCTCCTTTGGTTTATCTTGAGCAAAACAATTCGACTGAATTTGAGCCAGTGAAAGTTACCAATTCAAGCTATCAGCTCAAGAACAGGAGGAGAGATGGATTAATCCAGGAGCAGATTACAATTGAAAGAACATACACATATAGATCACAACTTAACTAATGGCTGGAGAATTATTCATTAATGGGAGGCTTGTTGACATCAACCAAGATGCACCATTCCCATTGACATTCAATATCAGTGACATCAAGGATTTGACAGCTCGCAAGGGCAACAAGTCCAAGACTATCACATTGCCAGGAACAAAGAGTAATACATCACTTATGTTGAGTGTGTATACTTTATCAGCTACCGAGACAATCTCGGGTACTGATTCTGATTTCATTGACTTTGATCCAAGCATAAAGGCTGAATGTCAATACTATCAGAATGGCTTGCTTGAGTTCAATGGTGTAGCTCAGTTGATGAGTTGCAAGCTTATGGATGGAGTATGGTCCTTTGACATCACTCTGGTAAGTGACACCATTGACTACATCTCAAGGCTTGCCAAGATTAAGGTGAATGAATTAGGTTGGTCAGAATACAATCATGCTCTGACATATGACAACCAACAAGATACATGGAATGGAACTATCCAATTGAATGGATCACCATCCAGCAATCAAGACTCTCAAGGGTGGACTGGTAAGGGGTATTATTACGGCTTGATTGATTACGGATTCACGCGTCCATCAGCTTCCACCTTTGGAGTTGAGCATATTCCTCCTCAAGTGTTTTGCTATGAGGTATTGGAGAAAGCATTCAACTATGCTGGCATAACTTGGGATAGTCAATTCATTGATAGCCAGAGATTCAAGAGATTGTTAATGGCTTATCCTGGAGGAGATTTGCCAACCATCACACAAGCTCAAGCTGAAGGAGAGAGTGTATTTACTACACAAGATAATACAACAACATCAAGCGGTTACTTTTTGAGTAATGGTTTTGGAGGTAGTGGAGTGACTTACTTTGCTTCACAGCCAGATATTATTGGCATCAGTGATTATGAGATACTTTCTCACTATGCAGCTACAATCAATCAAGATGATTTGAATCAAGCTCAAGAATTTTCACCATTGAGAATAGTTGTGGCATCTCAAGGACTTTATCAGATTAATTATGCTGGTGATCATGATCTTGATATCACAATTAGTGGTGATGGATCTGGAGCATATACAATTAATGGAGAATATGAGGTTATAATTTTAACATATAAGAATAACATCTTGATGAGTAATGACTTACTATATTCAGGATCCATCACATCAACCACAACAAGCTTGACATTTTCATTTGATTACTCAAGGATGTTAAATGTTAATTATAATGATGAGGTACATTTTGATGTCAGATTCAGATTAGTTAGTTGCACAGTACAAAGAACAGCATTAACCAATCTTAATTTATTAATCAACATTCTATCCAATACGTCTGATTTAAATTTCTTAAAACAACAACAAGCCTTATCAGCTGGAGGGACAGTCTATCTTGATTCATTCCTTCCTGACATGACTTGTGATCAGTTCTTTAAAGGATTGGTCACTGCATTCAATTTGTATATCAAGCCATCAATATCTGATCCAAGTATTTTGGAGATTGAGCCATTGTCAGAATTTTACAATGCCAGTGGAGATGCAATTGATTGGACTTATAAATTGGACAGATCAAAGGATATAACTGTCACTCCAACAATCAATTTTAGTTCAAAGAATTACAAGTTTAATTTTGAGCAAGATGATGACTATTGGAACACAAGATATCTTGATGATGTCCAGGAGCAATATGGATCATTTTTAATTGAGAGTCAAAGTCAATTTGCAATCAATGATACTGAGTTTAAATTGCCATTCAGTCAAAAGCTATTATGCAGAATTCCTGAAGATTCACCAGAGGGATCCTTCACTGACTTGATTGTGCCAAGATCATTCCAGGTTAAGTTCAATGAAGATGGCAGTAGCTTAGTTGAAAAGAAAAAAGGCAAGCCATTCATTGTGCAGTTAGGAGGATTAAGAACTGGAGCATGGATTCATAGAGATGAGGATGGTATTGATCATTCAGAGACTGACTATCCTTATGTTGGTCATTTGGACAGCCTTGATTCACCGACATTTGATTTTAACTTTGGTATCCCTGACTATGTGTTTTGGTCAACAAGCAACTATCCAACCAACAACTTGTATCTGTATCATGAGAAGTTCATCAAGGAATTGATATCAAGATTTGGAAAGCAAATCACTTGCTCAGTTATGTTGAGACCATCAGACATCAATAGCCTTGATTTTAGAAACCTAATCAACATAGATGGAGTTGTGTATAGACTGCAAAAGATAAGTGATTATCAGAGTGGAAAGAATGTGTCAACCAATATCGAACTAATACGCATAATAGAAGGAGAAGGTATTCAAACAACAATAGTGACTCCACCATATGATCCATTCACTCAGTATGGTAGAATATTGGAGGGAGAGACAAGAGGTACTGATGATCGAATCACTGAGGATGGAACTCTTCGAATAATAGAGATATAAATGGGATTAAAAATATCACAACTTACTGCCAAAGGTTCTAATTTAGCAGCAACAGATTTACTTGAGATTTCAGAGGTATCTGGTTTGAGTTATGTTTCAAAGAGAATAACTGGTCAACAAATTTTAAATGCTGCATCAACTTTAACAGTAGGAACAACTGCTGTTGCAAGTGGCACTATTGGGCGTGTATTTTTTCAAGGTACTGGAAATGTACTACAACAGTCAGCCAATTTATTTTGGGATAATTCAAATAATAGATTAGGAATCGGAACATCTTCACCTGGTCAAACATTAGATATAAGTGGAAATTCAAGATTTCAATTCGGTACA